TTGCAAATTCTGGGGGGGGGGTATGTCTGGAACACAAAAGAGGGTAAAGAGGCTATGAAGGTATTTTTGGCAGCCCCAAATACGGGGACTGTTTCAGCTAAAGATGTAAGGATGAAACTATTCATAGCAGGGACACACGCAGAAGAAAAGATAGCGAACGCCAATAACGATTTCGCTAATAAAATATGTGTGCTAGAATCATTTTTTTACATAAAAGAATGGATGATACCATACATACACAATCATTGGGATTTTCTTCTGGACAGCGGGGCATTTACGTTTATGGAGAATACAAAAAAGGGGATAAACTGGAATGAATATGTAGACAGATATATTGACTTCATAAATACACATAAAATACAAAACTTCTTTGAGCTTGACCTTGATTCTGTCATCGGGCTAAAGGAAACAGAGAAAATAAGGCTAAAAATAGAAAGAAAGACGGCTAGGAAAACAATACCAGTATGGCATAAAAGCAGGGGGTTGGATTATTGGAAATGGATGATTAAAAATTACCCTTATGTAGCTATAGGCGGCATAGTTAGCGGAGAGATAAAGCGAAACGAATACCCTGTATTTTCTAAGCTGCTGAGAATGGCAAGGGAAGAAAATTGCAAGGTGCATGGCTTGGGATTTACCAATATAAACGGGTTACATAGATACCCCTTTTATTCAGTAGATAGCACAGCTTGGATATACGGCAATAGGGGCGGATTCATATATATGTTTAATGGCAGTGGATTTGATAAAATACAAGTACCGGAAGGCAAAAGGCTAAAAGGCAAAGAGGTAGCAATACATAATTTTAAGGAGTGGATAAAATTTCAGGAGTATGCAGAAAGAAATCTATAAAAACAAAGGGGCTTTGGTTCTCCTTAGTGGCGGACAAGATTCTACAACGTGCCTATATTGGGCGCTAAGGTACTTTGGTAAGGTTGAGGCGATAGGGTTCAACTATGGGCAGATGCACTCACAAGAGCTTAAACAGGCCCAAAAGATAGCCGATGAGGCGGGGGTAAAATATACCGTGCTAGACGTTAAAGGGCTGCTAGCGCCAAGCAGCTTAACCCAACACACTGACCACAATCAAAACAGCACAATAAACGAAAGTCTACCCGCGTCTTTTACTGCTGGCAGGAACATACTATTTCTGTCAATAGCGGCAAGCTACGCAGCGGGGAATGGCATTAACGATATTGTGACGGGCGTTTGTCAAACCGATTACAGTGGCTACCCGGATTGCAGAAGGACAACGATAGACGCAATGCAAAACGTAATAAGTCTTGGATATGGGGCTGGTGACTTTCGCATTCATACACCGCTAATGTATCTAACCAAAGCCGAAACGTGGAAATTGGCTAACGCTATGGGCTGTTTAGATGTAGTAATAAATGACACGCTGACGGACTATAATGGAGACATGACATTAAACGAATGGGGGAGAGGCAAAAGAGATAACCCCGCATCTGAATTAAGGGCAAAGGGATATTTTGAAGCAAAGGCAAAAGGATGGGTATAACAGCAGAAAGATACCACGATATAAGCTGCGGCCACCGTGTAGTAGGACACGAAAACAAGTGCAAATATCTACATGGTCACAACTATCGCTTTCACCTAAAGATAGCGGCTAATGAGCTTGATAGTATTGGTAGGGTGATGGACTTTGGGGTCATCAAAAGCCACCTATGCGAATGGTTAGAAGAAAACTTCGATCACAGGTTTTTGATATGGGATAAAGACCCGATGCTACCAGCATTGGCAGAGATTTCAAATGAAAGCCTTTATGTTGTTCCGTTCAATCCAACGGCTGAGAATATAGCCCAATACTTCACGGATGAAATAGCCCCTACCCAACTAAAGGGAACGGGGTGTAAATTGATACAATGTAGGATAGAGGAAACTAGAAAATGCAGTGCAACTTATGAAACTAAAAATAGCTGAAATATTTTACTCGTTACAGGGCGAGGGGGCCAGGATAGGAACGCCAACCGTATTTATTAGGCTTACGGGTTGCAGTGCTAAATTCGCTTGCTACGCTTCTGGTATTAGATGTGACACTGAGTTCGAGAGTGGCAGGGACTATGAGCTTACAGAGCTTTTAGAGTGGCTTACAGACAATGCGCCACAATGCAAGGAAATAACATGGACGGGAGGTGAGCCGCTTGACCAGCTAACGGAGGAAATAGTTACATTCTTTAAAGAAAAGGGTTATTACCAAGCGATAGAAACAAGCGGATTGAAGCCAGCACCAAAAGGCTTAGACTTCATTTGTGTTAGTCCAAAGGTGGCGGAGCATGTAGTTAAAAAGAACTTTCCTGATGGGGTAACGGAGCTTCGGTATGTAAGGCACAAAGGGCAGGAAATTCCTAATCCTAGCGTTGAGGCTCAACACTACTGGATAAGCCCACACTCAGACGGATTCAATATAAACAGCGAAAACCTAAAGCACTGCATTAAACTTTGCCAAGAAAACGGTAAATGGAAACTTTCAGTTCAAAATCATAAGATATGGAACGTACTTTAATAACCTGGTACGAAATAAAGGAAAAGATCAAGCACCTTGACAGGACAAAAAAATACTATGGCGTTCCACGCGGTGGCTCATATATTAGCGCAATGCTTAACCCGGTAGATACACCAGAAGAGGCTGACATAATTATTGATGACCTTATAGATAGCGGAGCAACAAAGGAAAGGTATGCTAAATATGGCAAGCCATTTATTGCGCTATTTGATAAGACGGTGGAGACGCATTTACGCAGGACGTGGCTAGAATTTCCCTGGGAACAGAAAGAGGAACCTATCGAAGATAACGTCATTAGGATTTTACAGTACTTGGGGGAAGATGTAAAGCGGGAAGGATTGAGAGATACGCCAAAAAGGTATATCAAATTCCTAAAAGAATTTACTACCCCACAGCCATTCAAGTTTACTACCTTCGATTCTGAGGGTTGTGATAATATGATTGTGCAAAGGAATATTCCTTTTTACTCCTTATGTGAACATCATATAGCGCCTTTCTTTGGTACTGCTGATGTCGCATATATACCAAATACCAAAATAGTGGGCCTATCAAAATTGGCTAGATGTGTTGACCTGTACGCGAATAGATTCCAGAATCAGGAAAGGATCACCGCACAGGTAGCAGAAAGGTTAATGAAGGAGCTAGACGCAAAAGGCGTAGCTGTACACCTAAAGGCACAGCACCTATGTATGTGTATGCGAGGCGTAAAGAAACACGATACATGGACTAGCACCAGCAAGCTATTAGGAGCATTTAAAGATGACCATAAGGCGCGTGCTGAGTTCCTGAGTTTAATACGATAAAACAGCGAAAAAACAGCGATGCCAAAGCCAGAAAACGTAAAGCCACATGAATGGAAAAAGGGCCAGTCAGGCAACCCAAAAGGGAGGCCCAAAAAGATATACACAGTCCTAAAGGAAAAGGGTTTTTCGGGTGATGATATTCGCACGGCTTTTGGTGAAATGGCATGGTACACGCTGAACGAACTGAAGCAGGTACACAAAGACGAAAAGAAGCCCGTTATCATGCGGATTGTAGCTAATCAGTTTTATCTGGCGTTGAGCAAAGGCGACTGGGGAAAGGTAAAGGAGATATTAGAGCATACAATAGGAAGGCCAACGCAAGGACTAGAACACTCAGGAAAGGACGGGCAGGAGCTACCGCCAATCATATTCTTACAAGCGCCAGACGATGACGATAACAGCAGTAAATGAGGATGCGCGCAAGGTAACACTAACAAAGGTTTTTAAGAGATATGCAAGCGCAAAAAAACGGATAATCGTAAGCCGGGGCGGTACACGTTCCAGTAAAACGTTTTCCGGTGCGCAGCTTGCCGCTACGTGGCTACTATATCCAGAAACACTAAAGCAGCAATACAACAGCGACCTACCCCAGACGGGCGTATGGTCGTTCGTGCGTAAAACGCTACCCTCGCTAAAGGCATCTGCATACCGGGACTTCATTGAAGCCCTTGACATGATGGGATGTAGGCACATAGCAAAGGAAAACAAAAGCGAGCTAACCTTTGATTACCAAGGGCGAAAGGTAGAGTTTTTCAGCATCGACCAACAGCAGAAAGTGCGATCCCGAAAGCGGGCTATACTCTATGTTGTTGAGGCCAACGAAATAGACTTTAAAAACGACTGGCAGCAGCTTATATTCAGGACTACCCATCGGGCGTTCTTGGACTTCAACCCAGACGATGAAGATATATGGATCAATACTGAGCTAGAGCAAAAGCGCCAGTACACGAAGAAAGATATACAGGTATTTGTTTCCACCTACAAAGACAATCCATACATAGACAATACACTGGTAGAGGAGATCGAGTACACCAGAGATACCGACCCGGAACTATGGCAAGTCTACGGCCTAGGCGAGTACGGGAAGATTACCGGACTTATCTACCCATCGCAACCTGAGATAATAGACAGCTTCCCGGTAGAACGATGCAAACAAATATTCTACGGGCTGGACTTTGGATATAACGACCCCATGACGCTTGTAAGGGTGGGCGTTAATGATCTGGACATCTACATAGAGGAGCTGTATTACAAGCGCCTAAAGCTCGTCAGCGACCTCATATCGGAGTTTCCACAGCTTGGAGTGGAGAAGAACGCTACCATATACGCAGACAGCGCAAACCCTGGGCAGATACAGGAGATATATAACGCAGGGTATCGAGGGTGTAAGCCAGCGCAGAAGGGGAAGGATAGTGTGCGCTCTGGTATCAAGAAGCTGAAGCAGTACCGCTGGCACGTAGTAGCATCGAGCGAAAATCTACTATATGAGCGTAGGCGGTATAAGTGGGCTACGGATAAGAACGGTGAAATCATAAAGCCTGAGAAGCCGAACGATGGGAACGATCACGCGCTGGACGCCTTACGGTATGCGGTTTATACGGGGCTATTCAAGCCGAGGGCGAGCAATAGGACTGTCGTTATCTGATTTGCTGACGTTAGCAAAATAGGAAAGCCCCGGTATAAACACTATACCGGGGCTTTTTTTATAGCCTAAGTGGTTACTATTTTGTTTGCTTCGAAATAACATCCACACAAGTTGCTACAAAGTTTTTTAATGCAGACAAGGGTAATTCAATTGGTGCTATATCTTGTATTGAGTCCCTCATCCTCTCATTTATCTCATCCTGCTCTGCCATTAGTCTATCAACCTCTTTATCATCGTCATTATCAAAAGCATCATCTATTTTATGAAATAATGCAAGATACAATAGTGCGTCTTTTCTTATTAGAGACACTAAGTCATATCTTACTACAAAATTCTCGATTCTTTGTGCTAAATCTTTCATAATTCTTTTGCTTAATGTTTAACTTATTACGAATATACACAATTTTTTTAACTTTACAAATTTTTGTTAATAATTAGCCAAAAAAAGTACAAATAATTTCCCCATCACCCGTAAATACAAAGATTATTAGCCTTCGGCACGATATTGGAAAGATTTTTAGTAAATTGTTAGCAAATGCAACGATACACCGACAACGCAAAAGAGCCAGGGCAATGCCCCCCGAAGGGCTACATAGAGGGCCGGATAATGGCGGAGATCATGAAGCGCGTGGACTGGGATAAGGCAGAGAAAGACGCGGTGACCATCACCAGCATTACCCTCGTTCCGGTGGATGATATGCCGGAGGATGACGCATTACACACCATTGACTTTAAGGACGAATGAACCTAGCCACCTTCCTACATATCCTCTCCGACCCTGACCACATGGGAAAGGTAAAGAACCTGGTGCTACGCAAGCAAGCGGAAGAACTGAAGCAGCAGGGCCATGTGGATACAGGTAAGCTTCTCAAATCTCTGGAAGCGCAGATCGAAATAGCCGAAGGGGATATACTGCAAGTAGTTGGTGAATATGAGCCATACGGGCGCTATCTAAATGATGGTGTACCGGCATCCAGAATACGCCCAGCACGTAGAAATAGGAAGAGAGGCAGAGGGCAAGGCAACAGCCGCAAATCAGAGCGCCAAAAAGCTATCGAAGGATGGCTGAAGCGGAAGGTAATGCCGGGAGCATCTGAGAAAGAGGTAACAGGGCGGTACTTCGCCATCGTTGCCACTTGGAGAAAGCAGGGATTCCCCTCGCCTGGTGGCAAGAAATTTGCATCAAATGGAAGAAATACCAGGTTTTCAGATCTGGCGATAATGGAGAATGAAGGACAAATAGAACTACAAACGGAGCTCGTAAGCTTCGACGCTATTTGCCTCGCGCTATTAGATGAATTGGAGAAGGTGGAAAACGAACTAAACTAAATGGCAATATCCATAGCAAGCGAACCTAATACTGGGGATTTAATAGCGGCCTACATCGCCAACGCTAACGACTTCGAAGTTGACGTAACAGTCTCCACCGGAGAGCTACCCCCAAAGATCAAAACTACTGTCTACGGCTATAAGATAGGTACGGGAACAGTCATTCATACTAGCAATGAGCTTCAGCATGAATACAACAGTCTAGCCACACTTACCTACACTTTTAATGTAGACGTTTCAGGGAGGCTTCAGGCGTTCTTCGATAACTTGAATCTATTCCCCGCATTAGACACCTATACTAGCGGTGTATCGGATGCCTACGGCATAGACTACAAACTAGAGGCTACCAGCGTCAGGGCCACCGGAGCGGATGACACATATCAAGATGTAGCCACCGTGTCAAGCTCAGCGATTACCAGTGTTAATGCTTACCGAGATCTATCGAAGACTCAAAACATGGATAGCTATGATGCGAACACTACCAACCCTCACAGCTTCTTTACCAATAAGCCTGACTTGTCAGTTGTGGATTATAGTACGAATGAATTCCTACTTGTCCATGATGCTAATAGCTGCTACCGAGTACAGGTGCAATTTTATACCGGAGTACTGGACACCACGCCAGCCGCTACCAGGGAATTTTTTATTACTGGCACAACGGTAGGGGAAAACAACACTGGGAAAATAGGTATTGTGGGTATCGGCCCTGTCAATATTGACGCGGTGGGCGCTGCTGGGCGCTTCGTGTCTGGTGCAGCCGTGCCAATGGAGTCCAACGGCATTAAGAAATACGATATTATTGTCCAGGATAGCGGCCCTACCCAGGTTTCCGTACAACGTACGTACTATGTTCAGGCGTGTAATCCTATTTACAGAATACACTTTGTCAACCAGCTAGGAGGCATCGACAGCCTGCTTGTAAGCCGATATAAGAACGAAACTACCCGCTTTGATGGGACTAACTACGCCACACCAAAAACAAGCGCTAACACGGCTCACGAAAGCGG